TTCTTTACTGCGCGCGATATCAACCGCGGCAGCGAAGCATTCATGGCGATGATGGCAGGCATGGAAGTGTCCATGAGCAGCGAGATTGGCCTGCTCGCCGGCGGCCTCAGCTTCACCCCGGACGACAGCGACACCATTGTCCGCGATGGCGTAGGCTCGGCGATCAAGTCGATTGACCGCCTCGCGCCGAACGGCACGCCGATCCTCTACTACGTCACGGTGGCGTCATGAGCGCGACCCCGCAGCAGGCCCGGAAAGAGATCTTCGCGCTCATCGCTGCCGAGTGGGCCGCGAAAGCGCCTGCCATCGTTGCGCCCCTCGCTGTCCCTGAGTTGCGCTGGCAGGGCGTTGAAAAGGCCGCTTTGCCCGGTGCAACGAAGTTTTGGGCGCGCGCCGGCACCCAGCTGGCGACGACCAGGCAGAACGCGCATATTATGCCAGACAGCCCGGGCGGATCGCCGGTTCAATTCGGCACTGCTGGGGTCGTGACCATTCAAATCTTCGCGCCGATGAAAGAGCCGGCGAGTTACGCAAAAGGTGAGTTGCTTGCGGAGCTCGGGCAATGTATGTTCATGGCGACCGAAACAGCTTCCGGGGTTTGGTTCCGTAACCCCCGCATTAACGAGCTGCCAAGTGACGGGACATGGTATCGCTGGAATGTCATCGCGGACTTTCAGTTCAATCAGGTGAAGGGAACCTAAAATGGTTGCGGAAAAGCAGGATGCCAACCTGGTTGGCTTTTACAAGAAGCGGGAGGCGACCTTCGGTGTCATCCCCGCGACCGGCGCGTGGCAGACCCGCGAGCCAAACTCGTTCGATGACTTCGGTGCCGAATACACCAAGGTCGCTCGTCGGCCGTTCTCGCCGTCGCGCCAGCGCAAGAAAGGGTCGGTCACCGATCTCGACGCGGATGGCGGCTACAACGAGGATCTGACGCAGAACAATATGCAAACGGAACTCGAAGAGTTCTTCTTTGCTGCACTGCGGAAGACGCCCGAACAGACCAACGTCGCCGCGGTTGCCGCGACCGATGACTACACGGTGACCAGCTCGACGGGCTTCCTTGCCGGGTCGATCATCCTGGCCACGGGGTTCACCATCGCCGGGAACAACGGGCTTCATGTGCTCGACGCTATCACCGATGGCACGCATATCTCGACCGCCGATTCCCTGACCGACGAAGCCGCCGCGGCGGAACAGAAGGTCAAGGTCGTGGGCTTCCAGTTCACGGCAGGCGACCTTGAGATGACAGCTGCGGTCGGGGGCTCGTTCCTGTTGACGACCACCACTCAGGATCTGACCCTGCTGGGCCTGATTCCCGGGCAGTGGGTCTTCATCGGTGGCGGGGTCGAGGCCGACAGCTTCGAGCCGGTGGCAGACGAATACCTCACCGGGTATGCTCGGATCGCGCTCGACGGGATCACGGAGAATGCCATCGCGTTCGACAAGTCGACCTTTGTCCCGGCAACGACCGATGGCGCAGGCAAGACGGTTCGCATCTTCTTTGGCGACCTGGTGAAGAACGAGGACGACCCCGATCTCATCACCCGGTTCTCGTCTGTGGTCGAGCGCACGCTGGGCCGCGATGACGATGGCATCCAGTCGGAACATCTGACCGGGGCCGTCGCCAACGAGCTGACCTGGAACTCGCCGCTGGCGAACCTGGTCAACATCGACCTGTCCTATGTCGCCAACAAAGCCAAGACGCGGAACGGTGCCCTCGGCCCCCTTTCGCGGCGCGCGAGCAACACCATCACCCCCGCGCTCGGGGAAGATGCGTTCAACACCAGCTCGAACGTCTATCGGCTTCGGATGGCCATGGTCGATCCGACCACGCTCAATCCGACCCCGCTCTTCGCCCGTGTCACGGAATGGTCGCTGACCATCAATAACAACGTGTCCTCGGCCAAGGCGCAGGGCGTTCTCGGCGGCTTCGATACGACCGTGGGCAACTTCGACGTGGACGGTGAGTTCACCGCCTACTTCTCGACCGTGGAAGCAATCCATGCGGTGGAATGCAACTACGATATGACGTTCGATGCCATCTATGCCAAGCAGAACGCCGGCATCTACATGGACGTCCCGCTCATCGGTCTTGGCGGCGGTCGCCTGGACATCGAGATGGACGCGGCGATCATGCTGCCGCTCGAAACCGCAGCGGCGGAATCGCCGTTCGGGCATACCGCGCTCATCGGCTGGTTCGATTACCTGCCCGATGCCGCAATGCCCGACGTGGACTGCTAAACGGCGGTTGCACGCCGCCCGCGAAGGCGTTAGGTTGAGGCGGGCCGAGAGGCTCGCCTCAACTGTTATGAAAGGAGATTCCATGTCCCTCCGTAAAACCTTCAAGACCGACAAGACGGCCGAGATCGAAGGCGTCGAAGTCGAAGTCGCCATGAACGAGCACAACGGCAAGCCGATCACCATTCGGATCGCGCGCATGAGCTCGTCCAACAAGCGTTACACCAAGGAACTCAATCGGGTTACCAAGCCGCACATGGCCGCCATCCAGAATGACGCCATGGACAACGACCTGGCCCGGAAGATGCTCCAGAAGGTGTTCGTTGACACCATTTTGCTCGGCTGGGACAACCTGCCGAAGTCCGATCTCACCGGCAACGAAGCCGACACCGAGCTGCTCGACTTCACGCCCGAGAACGCGCTCGCCCTGTTCGCCGATATGCCGGATCTCTATGACGACTGGGAATCGCGCGCTCAGAAGGCCGCGGCGTTCCGGGAAGCCGAGCGGGAGGTCAGCGCGGGAAACTGACTTCCGTTCTGATCTACCTCCACGAATATCCGCCCGAGGTCGAAGCAAAGATCCGGTCGGAGGCCAAGCGGTTTAAGGAGCCGTTGCCGAAGCGAATTGAGAATAAACCCGAGCTTCACTTTGGCAACGCGCTTTTCTTGAATGCCTGGTTTGATATGGATACAGAACGGAACCGAGCACGGTTCCAAAGAATCACCCGGTCCATGTGCTTTCAGTATGCGGACGACTACGAGCTGGACGAGGAACAAAAGGACGACCTTTGGTTCTACATCAGCCGCATGGATCGGGAGTTTCTTGAGTGGTGGATTAAGAAGCAGCCGAAGCCGAGGGAACCGAAGGGTGGCAAGAACGCTAAAAGACCTGGCTAAGTCGATGAGGCAGAAGGCCGACGCCGTGGAGTCGTCGGCCTCGCGCCTGTCTGTCATCGGCACCAAAGCTGCGGTCGAGCTGCTCGTCTATATCACCCCCGTTGACACGTCGGAGCATCTGTCCAACTGGCAGGTGTTTATCGGCAACCCCGCCCCCGATGCCCTGCCGCCCTATTTCCTCGGCACCAAGGGATCGACGCGGGGCGCAAGCGCCCGGGAGGCAATCGACCAGGCATTGAGCGAGCTCGGGTATAAGAAGCCCGGGCAGCGCCTATTCATCTCCAACCTCGGTCCTGCCATCGTCAAGCTCGACCAAGGGTGGTCGTCCCAGTTCCCCGGCGGATTCGTTCCCCGTGCGCTGGTCGCCTTTCGCGTGGCCGTCCAAGAGGCGATTGCCCGTGGTGCAGTGTTTAATGAGAGGGTCACCTAATGGCCGAGGAACGGATTGACATTGAGGTAAACGACAAGGTCGATGCTTCGATCCCGACCAAGCTCCGCGAGATCGCGGCGCAGGCGGAACGAGGCGAGACATTCGTTAACCGGCTCAAGAATGCACTTGCCAGCGTCAACGCCACGCCGTTGACCAAACTTGCTGCTGCCTCGGCAGCGAATACCAACGCGCTCGCCCGCGAGATCACCGCGACCGCGAAACTCACGGCGGCGCAGGCCAATGCCTCTGTGGCCACAGCGAGGGCCGCGACTGAGAAGCAACGTCTAGCGACGGAAACGCTCCGCACGGCGGCCGCGCAATCGCGGGCGGATTCCGCTCAGGCGAGCGCGGCGCGCAGTGCCCTTGCCCTTGAGCAGGCGACGCAACGCGCCGCGGCCGCAAAGGGGAATCTCGCAGCCCGCGCGCACTCGCTCAAGGCTGCATTGGACCCCGCATACGCCGCGCAGTCGCGGTTCAACGCCGAGATGGCGGAAGCCCGCACCCTGCTTGATGCTGGTGCCATCAATATGCGGACATATGTCTCCGCCGTCCAGGCAGCGACCGCGCGGCTCAACGGCTTGACGCCGGCGGCGAACGGTGCGACAATGGCGCTTGGTGCAGTCGGTCGCGGGGCGAAGGGCACCGGGCATCACACTGCCAACGTGGCCGCGCAGATGAACGACCTTGGCGTCCAGTTCGCCATGGCCGCGCAATCGAGCAATCCGCTCCAGATGGTATTCATGGCCCTGATCCAGCAGGGGTCGCAGCTTAGCTATATTGCCTCGACCATGCAAGGGGGCTGGGCCGGTGTCGGCAAACTCATGGGCGGCATGGTGCTGCGCTTCCTGCCGCTGATCGCCGTGATTGGTGTCCTTATCGGCATCGTCAAGACCATGCAATCTGAGTTCAACAAAGCGAACGCGAATATCCAGCCCTTTGTCGATTCCCTTGGCTTGACAAAGGACGAGCTCAAGGAACTGGGCGATACGTCGATAACTGTTACCGACACGTTGCTTGGCTTCTATGACACGTTCATGCAGATGACGGGGCTTAATTCGGTGGTCGATTCCGTCGCCAACTTCTTCTCGGAAGCATGGGACAAGTCGCTGACGTTCATCCGATTGGCGTTCGTCGGCTTCTACGGCCTGGTCGTCGGCGGGATGCGCGCCATCGCGGAAACCATCATCAAGCTGCCGGAGGTCGCAGCCGCGACGGCTAAGGCGATTGCCAACGCCGCTATCGCCGCGGTGGAGTGGGCCGTCAACAAAGCGATCCAAGGGGTCAACGCGCTGGTGTCGCCCGTGCGGTCGATTCTCAGCGCCGTTGGCATGGACGTGGGCGAGTTCAGCCAAGTGACGTTCGGCCGCTTCACGATGACTGCCGAGGACAGCGCCAACACCCTGTCCGCGGTATTCAACCGGCAGGTGACAGGTGCGATCCGCGAAGCCGATTCCACCCTAACGCAGTTCACCCGCAACTGGGAACGTGCGGCCGACGCTCGCCGGCGGTCGCGTCTCCGCGAGAAGGCCAATGAGATCATCGCCGACCGCCCGGAGGAGAAAGCCAAGAAGGCGGGGCGTGTCGCCCGTGACCCTGCCGAGGTCGCAGCCGAGCGGCGCGCTCACGCCCTTTCGCAAGTCAACCTCCAGCTCGACAACGAGCTGGCGCGGATGCGTATGCTCAAAGACGAGCGCGCGATTGAGCAGCGGATGGATCAGATCACCGAGGCGTTGGCGCAGAAGAAGATCACGCTCAACGACCAGGAGGCAGCGTCCATTCGCGCCAAGGTCACCGAGATCGAGCGGTTCAAGTATGTCCAGTCGGAAATGGATCGCATTGTCGAGACGTCGATTGGTCCGCAGCGCACGCTCAACGCCGCCACCGAGGCTGCGACGATGCTCTACCGGCAGGGCACGATTGACCTGGCGACGTATAACGCCGAGCTGGCGAAGGCGCAGCGCGCCTATGCCGAGGCAACCGATCCCCTGTTCCGCTTCAACGAGCAGCTCGAAAGCGCGCAACGCCTGACCGGCCTCTACGGGGTCGAGCTCGAACGCGCCAACTACCTTGAGCAGATCAGGCAGGAATACGCCGCGCGCGGGTTGTCGCTCTACGACGCCACGACCGGCAAGTTGCGGGATGAGGTCGCGCAGCTTGTGGCGAAGAACGATGCCCTCCGCCAGCAGCAGTTCCTGCAAACGCAACTCGGCGGCGTGCTCAACCCGATCCTCGACCAGCAGCGCGAGATCGCGGGGCAGCAGGCTGTCTATGCCGAGCTCGACCGTCTGCGGAATCAGGATCTGATTAACGAGGACGCATACCAGCGCGCCAAGTCGGCCCTATGGGTCAAGTATAACGAGATGCGCCTGTCCGCCACGTCCGACTTCTTTGGCGCGCTCGCTTCGGTGACCAAGGATGGCCACGGGGCGGTCGGTGCCATCAGCAAGGCCGCGGCCATCGCTCAGGCGACGATTGACGGCTATGTGGCCGTCCAGAAGGCACTGGCGTCTGCGCCCCCGCCGTTCAACTACATTGCCGCAGCCGCGGTGGCGATCAAGACGGGGACTCAGGTCGCCGGCATCATGTCCACCAACGTCGGCAGCTACAAGGATGGCGGCCAGTTCGTTGTGAAGGGCCGCGACGGGGTGGATGCTAACAACATCAATATGAACGTGACCAAGGGCGAGCGCGTCACCATCGAGACGGCGAAGCAGCAGCGCGCCAACGATAACCAGGCAGGAGCGTCCCCGGTCGTCAACGCCAACACCAAGGTCGTCAATCTGTTTGACGAGAAGGAGTTTATCGGGGCGATGGACAGCGACGAAGGCGAGCGGGTGGTAATGAATATCATCCGTCGAAATCCCGGCGGAATCCAAGCGGCGCTGCAAAGGTAGGTCATGGCATACACCCTCGCCCTGCAAACGCCGGAATCCCCCGTCAAGGAGGAGTGGCTGTGGACGACCGATCTCATGTCCTCATATGCGGGGCAGGAGGATCGCATCCCGTTGAACCGTTACCCTAAGCGCACGTTTAGCGGGTCGTATATCTTCGACCGCGCTCAGGACGTGCGCCGGCACATGGCGTTCATGTTCTCGCGGTTCGGCACGCTCTTTCAAGTCCCGCTCTATCAATACCAGGTCAAGCTGAAAGCGCCTGTTGACGCGGGCGACACGAGTGTCCCTGTCAACGCCACGCGCAGCGATTTCCGCGCAGGCCGAGGCGCTTTCATTGTGGAGGGCGACAAGTTCGAGAGCGTCACCGTTGACAGCGTGGCCGTTGACGCGGTAACCCTGACCGCGCCGTTGGTCAACGCCTACAGCTCGCGGGCGATCATCTGCCCGCTGACCGTCGCTTACACGACCACGGGGTCCGGCATCGCCCGGACGAGCGGGGACG